ACCCCTTCGATCATACTTCTTGGATCCGTATAGTAATACTTCGGAAGCGAGAAAAGCGTTTGCATTCCGTATGACGCTTGCAATGTTAAAATCATTATAAAGATTACAGCAAAGTACGCTAAAATTATGCCTGCGAGAATCAAGTTCAGCGAGAATAGCATCATGGTTCCAATAGTGATAATGATCAATTAGATTTCGAGTTTCCTTTGAATCGCTCATACCACACTCCATCTATAATCACAGGACCATCCATCGTTTGAACTTTATTCGTGGTGTATGTACTCTTGCGTTTCATGTACTTGCAGATGCTTTCCATCTCTTCAAGACATTCAAGAGCATCTGACTTCTTAGAATAAAGCAGAGTACCAGTGCATGCAGAGTTATTCTGATAAATCGTGTCACTTAGGTAATTCTCGTTTCCTGCGTCAATTGCATAATACTTCTTCATAATAGGACGGATTGGATTCGAACCAACTGCCAAGCGATTATAAGTCGCTCTGGGCATCCAACACCCCCCCGTCCCAACAATACTATTGTACCAGAATTTTTATATCAAGTCAAGACTCAGTTGTAATTCTGACTTTTGTTTTCTTGGTGGAACAATGGCCATTATCATCCATCATGAGATAATTCGACTTCTGTCGATCTTCATCATGACCAAGACGATAATTAATTTGCTCGATGTTTACAGACTTAAAGTGCTGTTGCATATCATCGCTAAGAATCATCTTGTCGATAAGAGCTTGTGCTTGTTCAACAGCATGCTCAGTATTGATTGCGGAGATAGGAATATCGATGAACAATCGAAACATATTAGTCCCTCAGAAAACGAAGAATCTCATCTTCGTGCAGAACAACTAGTGAACCATCAGAGAGGCGAACGCGATAATCTTTTTCGCCCGCTTTCGATTCAACGATTCCGCTTTCTCTACTTTCGACAACAATAACTCTAGAACCTTCTTCGATCATACTTCCTCCAATTTGAAAATACCTTCATCAGTAGTGTACCAAATAGTACGGAACAACACTTGACACCATGGCATGCACTTATCGCATGGACGGGACATTCTCAATTCACCAAAACGGTTGAACCGAACATTGATTAAGTCAAGCTTCGGTCGCTTCTTGAGAAGCCCCTTATCCACACGAAGAAGTGCATCCAATTCACTATGCATTTCATCGTAAGGATATCCGATCTGCTTAGCCTTCGGATGAGTGGAGCCAAAGGAATTCGTGCCTACTCCAACGACTCTTTTCTTATGAAGGATAATCGAGACATGTTTCTTCTGTCGCTCGATATCCAAGCAGATCGGATATGCCATATCGATGTACTTTCGCACCTTATCAGAAGTCACTGTGGACTCCTAGATTCAGGGTGCTCCAGTGATTTTTAGTTGTGGACCCGATCCTGCTGGCGGAAGAACAATACCGCTAGAAGCTGAAATATATTGATTCTTCATTTCACTATCGGGATCAAGAACAAACATGACATAGTTGCTGGAAATTGCAACTCCACTTTCCGTATTTGCATACGGAAGCCACTTAGCAAATCCCAACTTACCCTGACCCAGCGGAACAAGAATCATAGGATCCTTTACAACGACACCGGTTGCAGTATTCTCGCACTTCGCAAGAATTTCTTCACCCGTCGTAAGACGAACAAGCTTGACATCAGCCATAATAATGCTCCTTGCATTGACAACAGTTATTCATTACACGATCCCAAAAGCTACACTTCGGGGGTTTTTCACATGGCCAACAGTTGCCATGTGACTCTGTACATTCTATCACAAGAGAAGGGTTCTGTAAAGCCCTGCTATTTGCCTTCTCTATTTCTTCTTCATCCAGAAGAAGATCCAGCACTCTTCCGTCAATTACAACTTTTGAATAATATAGTTTCATAAGTTATACCTCCACGGAAGTATTTATCTAAAAAGACAAGGGTCGGTTTTACCCGACCCTTGTCCACCCTATTAAAATAAAATCAGCGGGAACGACGCTTATTGACCTTGGTGCGAGTACCATCCGAGTTGAAGCGGTAAGTACGCTTGCTGGGATGAGTATCGACCATTGAATAAGTCGTAGAACCCTTAGTGTTTACACTAGTAATAATTTCCCAATTACCAAATTCCTCGACCATGTTGCGAATGTTGCTGATGGTCGCACGAAGGTTCTGAACGCCATAACGCGAACGCGCTTGAGCGGCGGTGAGACTTCCACCATTCGAGAGGAAGTTGATCACACGACGAGTCTTGCTTAGAGTCTGAGCCATATCATTAATCCTTTTGACACCTCACGGGTAAGAAGCATACAGTATGGTGTCGTATGACTGCTGCTTCGATGGCTCTATTATAGCAGATGTAGAGTGAATGTCAACAGCCTAGAACAAGAATCTTCTCAATATTTGCATTTTCTTCCCGGTGGGCAGGAAGCCTTCGAGCCGCCTTTACCAGCCCAGAGCTTCCTACACGCCCAGTACTGGGCAGAGAGCTTGCTCTTTTTCTCTGAGCACTTGTGGCGAGCCTTGAATGACTTACGGGCGGCAGCACTGTAGTTGTGTCCATATCCCTTTGCACCAAAGTGTACGATCTTTTCCTTGCCACCTTCACATGCCTTGACCATCATCTTCTTGCCTGCACTTGTCGATGGGCGGGGTTTATTGCATGGCATGTCTTTTTTAGAAGCAGCTTCAAATAAATTTTTAAGTGCTTCATTAATTACTTGCAATCTTTCTTCTTTCATAGTTTTATACCCTCCCCCTCGCTTCTTGTATTCTTTTACCAACCAAGCATTTGCATATGCACTAGGATAAACTTTAAATTTGCTTTTGGCCAATGCTTTTACTCTGGCATATAATTTTGCATTTGTTGGTTTATTCTTTTCAAGGAGAACTTCTTCTTTTATGTCATGGTGTGAGGTCATAATAGGTTTTTTTCCTTTTCTTTTATTTTTAGCCTCAGCAGAGCGTTTTTGACGCACTGCAGCACTCTTCTCATCAGGAGACATCTCTCCGGTCGTTTCCGGGGTCTCTGAGCTAACCCTGACGGATGGACGGCATTTGGGATACTTCTTCTTAGAAGACTTCTTACGCCCACAGGGTGGGTGTTTCCCGGATTTGTCTTTCCGGGAAATGTCCACCCACTTCTCTCTGAACCATCTTTTTAAATCTTCGGAAAGTGCATCCATGGCACTATATTTAGCATAAATAATATTGTGAGGCAAAACCCGCTTCCATAGGAAGCACTTAGCCGGGAGGTGATCCAACACGCCTCACTGGGGTCTCGGAGAAATCCGGGACCCCTTAATATCTGGTAACAAATATGTCGCCGGTTGTCCCGGTGGCTGCATCACCTGTCAAACCAATGCTGAAGTCCGGGGTATCTGTTATATCCTTAAAGGATGAGTACAGATCTATATTGATATCCTCAATAACACCACTTTCGGTTATTGGACCGTAAATATAAGTTTTTGCTGTGAAGGAATATGTGTTTATTAGTAAACGCCTTTCCTCAAAACTTCCTTCATAATCTTCAGTCAATGCTATCTGATCCAATACTACAGGAACAGTTACATTTGGAAAAGCTTCGTTGTAATTTATTCTAAGATTATACTCAGGTCCAAAATAAGGAACTATTTGTTCCATTATTTGTAGATTTTCGTCAACGCTTCTTGTAAACGAAGCTAATTGAAACCCTATGTTATAGGGAATACCATCTTTTGTGTTTATGCTTCTATTTTGTCCGTTTATCTTAAAAGTTCTTCTATTCGCTTTATTTAATTTTCTAGAAGAATCATACTGAACACCGGTCATAAAAAAACAAAGTCTTGGTAACACTATTTCAACTTTAGTGTTTGAAGATATGGAACTTGGTTCTTTTATTCTTCTGTAAAATTTTTCTTTTACAGAGTATGTTAAGGGGACTCGTATTTTGTCATACGATTGGTCTTCTTTATACTTACGAATGTAAATTTCGTTAAATAAATTACCGTAAGCAACAACTAATTTTTTTACTGATTGGTTGTAAAAGTTAGTAAACATACTAAAGTATGTATTTAATAGCTCGGGTGGGATTCGAACCCACACTGTGTAGATTTTGAGTCCACTGTCTCTGCCGTTGGACTACCGAGCCAAAATGCCTCCGATAGGATTCGAACCTATGACCTAAAGATTAAAAGTCTTCAGCTCTACCGGACTGAGCTACAGAGGCGATGTGCTATGCTACCATTATAGCAGCAGCATTTAGCATGTCAATATACCATCCCGGAATGTTGTTATTCTTCCACTTTGCAAACCGCGACTTCTCAGAAATGTAATAATTACGGTATGCAGTCACGGCATCAGAATCCTTATATTGATCCGGCATGGCTTGTGCAAAAGTAGTCAAACCAAGGTCACGAATATTATCAGGGAACTCATGAAGAAGATCAATGTAAAGATCTTGAAGCTTATGTGTCTTCTCATAACGACGAGTGTACTCAAGACAAAGCTCATATCCGTGAGTAAACAACCACGCATAATTCTGTCGGCTTTCCATTACCCATCGTGTGCATGGATGCCCGCTCATAGTTGCTAGGAGCAGATTTGCATCATGATAAGAATCAGGGTGAACATGTGAAGGAATCTTCCTTCCGTTCTTGCCCTCACGGTAATAAAAACTACCATCCAGCACACGATGGGCGGTGGAAAGCATTTGCGCAGATTCAAGGATCATCTTTACGACATGCTTGTCGCAAAGATCTCTAGCCGCGTTGACTGGGTTTTTGTCTACTACAAAGATGTTCATGTACACATGATACCATGCTATTTGTTCCAATGCAACAACGATGTTATTTGTAAAAGAAAAAGCGGGGATAACCTCCCCGCTCCTTCCCCTCTTTCACGGATGTATCAGTCAATCACTACAGACTTCGGTAGTCTACCCAGAGCCTGTAATGCGAGCTTTGTCTTTTTCTTTGCATGTTGCATTAATTCATGAATCTTTGCTTTACGATTTGCATGCTTTTTGTTTTGTTTACGACGAGCATTAATTTGTTTACTGGTCATGATCACCTCACTTTATTGGATCGGAATAATGTTCACGGGAACGCTTAATGTTTTTTATGACTTCTCGAAGCTTTTTCATAGTCAATGCAAGTTCTTTGGAATCGATCTTGTCTAAAAGATATCCTTCATAATCTTCCACTGCAATTTCTGATCTTCGGATTAATTCGTCTACCCATTCGTTGTCTGAATTTTTTACTCTGTTCATATTATTAATATAGATATAGTTGACCAACGCAGTCTTTGCGTTGCATAGTTTGAATTGCATGTTCTAGTGTGTCTTTCATATCTTTCAATTCATCAATTGTGTAACCATCAATTGCTTCAGAAGTATCCCAATTAATCAAACATGCAATTTGATTATAAAAAGCCTTGTCGTTTTTCCCCAGAGTCATCAGGTCGTAGAGAATTACCTTCCTCTTCTGGCCAAAGATAGTCCCAGTTTTGTCCTCGAATTTCTGCTGCCAATTTTCGTTGTGCATAAGTAACATCCTTTTTCCTGAGTCTTTCGAGTATTATTATTTCATTGTAATACATGCTTCTAAATTTTTGTAAATTAAGATCGATAACAAGAATTAAACCCGGGTGT